TTCTTCAGAAACGTTTGGAATATCTCTGGTTGTCTCTTCAGGACCAAGCTTTGTTTCAACTACTGAAGCTTCATATTTTTCTATCAATGTGTCTTCATCTAATTCTTCACCCTCTTCGAGTTCTATGATACCTTTTTCGGCTAACACATTTATAAGATTATCAGAAACCTTAGTCTCTTCTTTTGCTTCTGTTTTAGACTTTTTAGTCTCTACAACAGATTCATCATTAAACAACTCTTCAGCTATTTCTTCATCAGATTTTTTAGACTCTTCTTTTTTTTCGTCTTCTTCTTTTATCTCTCCTATAATATCCCTATTTTCTTCATCTTCAGGGCTATCATTAAAAAAATTCATAGGGATATTACTCTCTTCCCAGTTAAAATCATCACTCATAATTTCTGTTTTATTTATAAGCTAAATTTAACAAAACAAAAGTAGTAATAAATATTTAATTATATTTAATTTTATTTATCACTACTTACATTATGTTAGTAATAGCTTTAGTTATTTTTTAATATTATTTTTTTGTTTCATTGCATCTATTTTTAGAGACTCATTTTGTAGTTTACCAAAAGATTCTTGTTTCTTATGTTCAAGAGCATCTCTTTCTAAATCTAGCTTACCTCTTTTAATCTCTGCATCTAAACCATTTTTAGCTAATTCTATATAATCATTTATACCATCATTGTCCCTGTCAGTTTCTGGGTTAAATGAAGCACCCATAAGAGAAGCTTGTATTTCTACTGTTTTTCTTTTTTCCTCTTCTTTGGTTACAGCTAATCTTATTTCATGGTCTCTATCTTTTTGTTTCTCTTCTGCTTTTTTAGCTTCAAGTTCTTTTTCGTGTTCTTGCTGAGATTGTTGAGATTGTTGTTCAGATTCTTTTCTTTTATTTTCAGCAACTTTTAATACAGCCTCTGCATCAGCTATACTTTCTTGTCTAAGTACTGAAAGTAAATCTGAGAGTTCTATCTTTTGATTTTGTAAAGAAGCGTGAGCTAGTTGCTTAATAGTTTCTTTAGTTTCCTCAGCTTTAGTAGAATCACTTATAAATAAACCTAGAGTAGAAGAATCTAGTAACCCTAAATCTATATCTAAAAGTCTCTTACTCATGTCATCTAATACATAGGTCAACTTTTTCTTTTTAGAACCTGTATAAGCTACTTTAGTGGCTTCTAGTAAACCTAAAAGTACATTCTTTTTAAACACAGCATGAGTATTAAAATAGGGTTCTAAAATGTGACTACTTTGTTCCATAGATTTAGAGGTATTAGATACAGCTTCATTAGCACCTATTTGACCTAAAACACTATCAGGAATACCCACACTTCTTCCAGCTTGAAGCCTGATAGCTTCTGCTATTTCCATGTATTTATTAATATCACTAGCTAAAGATAAATCTATAACTTTAGCAATAGTGTTTGCATCTTGATAACCAGAACCCTCTTCATTTGGTTCATACCACATATAAGGTGAACTCTCCATAAAATATTGCCACTTAGTAATATCCATACCTGCACTAGACGGAATAGAATTTACATTCATCAAAACTTTCTTACCTTTATCAGTAGCAATTAAATTTTCTAATCTGTAACAGATAATATTATAAGCGTATTGGTAAGGTTTTAATCTATCCATTAAAGAGGTTGCAACAGAATTAGTAGCATCATATTTAACAGAATAATAAGGTAGTTTACAATAATTAAGGTTATCTAAGTCTTTAAATTGACCCTGAACTGGTTGCATTCTAAGGTATATATCTTTACCTATTTTCCAAGTCTCATAACATTCTAATAACCACTCTGTGGTCATTTCAATATCACCTTGGTCTTTGTTTATTTTATAATTCTCATCAACAACCAATGTCTGCTCTTCCTCATTTTCATCTAAGTATTTTAAAAAATTAACTTCCCTTAAACCTTTCCAAACACCGTGCAAAACTCTTACAGTTTTTGTGTTCTCCTCCTGTTTATATTTATTAGGGCTATTATTGTCTGCTAACCATTTTTCTACGTTATCATGTAAAAAAGATGTGTTAGTATTATTGTCATATAAAGAGTCTATTTGAGTGTTAGACATTTCACTACCAAAAAGCTGCACTACTTTATTAGGTGAAAAGAAATACTCAGCTGTACACCAATCTTCATCTTCTCCAAATTCTGTACCAGGTGTGTTAGAAGAGTTGTATCTAAGATTATCTACATTCCACAATACTGGCTCACCATTAAATATACCAACATAAACAACACTTTTAGCTGCCAGTAAACCATGCTTTAAAGCTAAGTTTAATTTTCTTTTTACATCTAAGTTTAATATAGAATAGTTCAAAAGCTCTGTACCTAAGACTTCAGCAGGGTCTTGGTGCTTTAGTTCCATATATTTTTTAATCTGTTCTGGAGTTTGAGCTTGCATTTCTTGCTCCATTTTTTGTTGTAGCTCCTGCTTTTGTTGCTCATTTATTTGTTGACCTTGTGTTTGTTCCAAGATTGCCCTCTCTTGTTCAGCTTTGATAGGGCCCATAATTTGCTCTTCTACATATTGCTTAACTCTGTCAAAGTGCTCCTGCTCTTTTCTTGTGGTAGCTTCAGAGTTTGTAGCTAAAACTGAGTATGGAAATGCTCTTTTCATTTCCATACCTAGCACTACTTTAATAGGGCCAGAACAAATATCTTTGTTGACCAACTTAGCTGGCAACTTACCTTCATAGTCTTGCCCAAAAGGTTTTGTAACATGTTCAAAATCTTTAGGGTCTATTATATTATTAAAAAGATTATAATTAATCTTCATCCTATTATACTCTTCTTCAGCATTTCCTAAACTAAAGTATTCAAAACTGGAATCTAATTCATCTATCTTTTTTTTATACCAAGCAAAATTATTTGCTTCTTTTTGTTTTTTAGTTAATCTCTCTGTTCTATTTTCATTCATTATTAAACATTTTATTATACAGATTCATTATATCTTTCACCTTGTGATTTTCTTTACCAGATTTGTGTACTAAACCTAAAGACTCTTCTTGTTGTTGGAACAAGCACATAAACAAAGCTGATATTAAATCGAAGTTACCTTTTCTGTAATACTCAATCAACTCTTCTAAAAGTCTCCTTGAATAAATCCTATCTATTACTGTAATAGGTTCATCATTTTCATCATGGTCTAAAGTAGTCAATAACCAAGTTTTAGTATATCTTTCAGCTGCATCTTTTAGTTGTACATTCATATGACAACCATATACTCTCGAAACTTTAGAGTTTTTAATATTTTTAGATATAACTTTATCTGGTTGATGAGCTAATAAATCTAACCTCTTAATTCTTCTAAAATAATTCTTAACCCCAGTAACTTCATTCTCATACATAATCTGAGTATTATAATATATAGCTAAGTTTTCAGCTACCCTGTCAATATCTTCTGGGTCAGGGAATCTACCCACATATTCAGCTACTATTGTACTATGATAAGCAGAGCCAGCATGAACACCTTTATAAACAATTATAGCAGCTAATGAAGTACCCTCTTCTTGTCTAACAGGGTCATAACCTATTTTATACAACCCCTTAGGAGCATTATAAACAGGAGCTTCATATATTACTACACAACCCTTTTTATCAACTGGTATATCATGTAAAGCAGTAATTGGGTTAGCTTTACCACTCATTATAGGTTTGGCTAAAACATTATTACCAGATTTAGTAAGTTCAACTGGAGTCCCTTTTACACTTTGTAAATCATTAGCTATAACTTTTCTTAATTGATTTTTTAACTCTACTACTGGAAAAGTGTTAACTGATATTGAACCAAAAGCTTCATTAGGTCCTAAAGGTTTCTCTTGCATTCTTTGGTTTATATCAACAGAAGAAGCTCCATTTTTAAGTAGCTCTTCTCTGATACCCATTTCAATTTCAGTGGCTTTGGTTATGTCAGAGTTGCCATTATCATCATAATAACCTTCCATATTCCAGCATATAGGGTGAAAAAACCCACAAGTAGTATTATCAAATCCCTCATCCCAAGTGTTCTGTATTGGCAAAAAACCATAGGCTTTGGGTTTACTGAACATATCAGCATAATCATAAGTACCAGATTCCATGTCCCCAGAAGTACCAAAAACAGTTATCATACCAGTTTTAAGTGAACCAGCCATTACACAATCTTCTGAGGCTTTGTAAGAGGCTTTAAGTAAACCAGGTGTACCAAATGCACCAGATTCTTCAAAGAATATATCATAAGCATCTTTACCCCTTAGAGCATCAGCATTATCTTTAAAAGTCAAAGCTTGTACCTCAGATTTAAAACCCTTCTCTACTTTAATACCATTTTGGTACTCAATATAAGAAGCTTTAATATGGTCTGCTCTGTTTAATACATCAGATGGCATAGACCACCCTGTATGCTCTGTAACAAAGTTTATAGTATCAACAGTAAAAGAAAAGATACCTTTTGGGTATAAAAATTTCTTTTCATAAGCTCCATAAGCAGTGTAAGATTTAGGTCTAGAAAGGTAGTTATTGGCAGCAATAGCTTGTGCTTTTAAAGTGTAACCTTTACGCCTAGATTTACCTACAATTAAATTAAAACCACCACTTAAATATTGAGGTTCTATTTTTATATCTAAATGTAATCTTGAAAATAAACTAGAGAGTAAAGTGTACTCTACCTCTTGTTCAGTTTTGACTAAACCTTTAGAAATGAAGTTACTTTCTATTTTAAGTCTTTCAGATTTGACTTCAATCTCTTTTAAACCTAAGGCTTCAATGATGCCTTTTCTAGCTATTTCTCTAGCCCAAAAGTAATTGTAATCACCATCCCAAAAATCAGGGAAACCAACAGCTTTAGAAGCTTTCTTACCAGATATAGATTGCACTTTCATAATAGGACAAAAGTTTAAATAGAAATAGTGGTCTCCAGTAACTCTACAACCATCTACTTCATAACCATTTATACACCTATCTCTCTGTTCTTTCCAATAACTAAACCAGGTAGGGGAAAGGTAAGGGTCTTCTATGTACTTACCATACTTAGTAAAGTTCATACCCTCTTCCCTAAAAACAGAAGAGTCAATCCATGTACCATTTTTATTTCTTATCATCTCAAACTGTTTGGGTTAGCAAAAGGGCTAATTTCTTTATTACTCTTGGTTCTGGTTTCTTCTATAATTTCTTCTTGAACTTTAGCTTCTAAAACCTTTAGTTTAGATATAACCTCTTCAGCATCTTTCAGTGCAGATGTTATATCCTTAGGTTTATACAAAGGAGCTCCAGTTCTTTCATTAAATTCTTTAGTTATATCAACCGTTTTAAAAAAGTTTTGCATCTTTTCAGCTGCTATCTTATTAGACATATAATAATTATAAGTAGTAGAATATTCTGTATTAAACTTAATAACAGATTCAACCCCTTGCATAACTAGTTTATCAGGTTTCCATACATCATCTTGGAAAACCTCAGCTATAATAGCTTTAGATTTTTTAGATTCTTCATACTGACTAAAAGGGTTACTTCTTAAAATAGAAGTCATAAATTCTATGTAAGTAAACTCCTTAGTAGCAAGTTTTTTAAATCTATCTTTATCTCTTTTCCAAATCTCTTTGAAAGGGCTAATTAATAGTACCTCTGGTTTAGGTATAACAGAGTTATCTACTACTGTAAAAATCTGAGCCATTCTATATACCTTTATACTCTTTAATAGCATCAAAGCTAGGGCAAGCTTTCTTCACTTTAGGAAAATCTCTGTGCCCTCTTATAATAGCTTTTGGATACAGCTTCCTAAGCTCTTTTAGCAAACTTAAAATAGAAGATTTCTGCTCTTGGTTTCTGGTGTCAGCGGGCTTCATATTGTCATCTATACCACCAACATAAACCAAACCTATAGAGTTTTCATTAAACCCTAATACATGAGATGGTATATCATCTACATCTCTACCAAACTCAAGTTTACCAGATAGTGGTATTAAATAATTATACCCAATACCTTTCCAACCTAGGTTTTTATGCCAAGCATCTACATCTTTAACATGAAAATCATAAGCTGGCCTAGTAGCTGTACAGTGTACAACTATATATTTTATTTCTCTTTTAGATTTTTTTATCATTTTATAACTTTTGTTTTTATAGTTAAATCTATATTTTCTTGTTTTTCAAAAGTAACAGTAACTCTTTTTACAGTTTCATAATAGCCTTGCTCTTTTAAATGAAAAGGTATAGGATTAGGTATAAAATATATCACAACACTATTATTTTCTACTCTTGGTTGAATACAAGAACAAGGTATAATAAAATCAATATCTTTTGGTATTAAACCAGAGAGAGAGTTGAATACTATTTTTTGTTTTACACCAACTCTACTGATACCAATATCTCTGCTTTTATCTTTAAATCTAAACATCTTTTACTGGATTTATATTTATCTTTTTAAATTTTCCCTCATGTAAGTAGTAAGAAGCATCAGGTGTAAACTTAGTCAACTTTGTTCTCACCCATTCTTTTTTAGATAAAAACTCAGGATAACAACTTCCCGCACAAGGCTTGTTTGCAAACTGAAGTTTAGTGGTCTCACAACCACACAAATCACAGCTACCATTTAAGTAACAAGATTCTGGAATAGATTTTACTCTTGTTTCAAATTGTTCTTTAATAAACCTAGGTATTAAGAAAGAAAACTTAGAATAGTAAATCTTATATCTGAGATTACCTTGTAACCAAGATAGTATGTTTTTATAACTAAACTTTGCATTCATCATTCTGCTTTAAATGGTTTTCTAAATTTCTCTTCATTTTTAAATATTGCTTTTCATTTCTTCTTCCAGATTCAAAAAACTCTTCATTAGTTTTCATTAGTTCTTTTATTCTTTTAGGATATATTACAAACACACCAAAATATTTATACCTAATTTTAAAGTAATCTTCTGACTCAAACTGTTGGTGTAAATAAAACCAAGGTGAAGATAGTACTTCTTTTAGTTTATCAAATTCAATTTCTATATTAAACTTTTCTTTAAAGTTTTTAATATTATCATCACTACTAATCCTCATGCTCTAAATATACCATTATTTGATAACCTTGTTTACCCTCTATCAAAAACTTAGGTGATAATTCTAGTTTACCTGTATTCTCTTTCTTTGTTATAATACCTTTGCTTATAATACTTTTTAAAATGCCACTTAAAGAACTAGAAGATATGTTATTAGTTTCTATTACAATCTTTTTGGTATGACTAGTGAAGTAACCATCTTCTACAACTTCTTTAGGTAACATTAAAAACATAGCTAAAGTATCCATTTCAACTTTAGTTAGTTTATTTTCTAATATGCAATTCAGTATCTCTAAGTTCTTTTTGTAGTATTCTGCTATCTTATTTGTTTTGATTTTTTCTTGTACTACTTTCATACTATATTTTTATGCAAATATAAGTTATATTTCTTTACAAAAGAAATTCTGTGTATAACATTTTAAAATTTTCCCTATATATTACTGTAATATTTTATAATATTTAAAAATAGTATATAAATAATTTGGAGGTTAAGAATATTTCTGTTATCTTTGCAAGGTCATTCCGCCCCAAAAAGGTCTTTTTTGGACCTTGGTGTTTGATACTTGATTTGAGTTAATTGTTTTAATAGTCCACTTAGTTTATACTGAGTGGATTTTTTTGTAACAAATTTAGGCAAGATTTGTTACAAAAATTTTATAAGAAAAATTTTTTAGTAGTACAGAAATTTATAAAAGTTTATGAGAATGTGAGTCTCCCCCCTCACACACCCTCACCTGTTTTTGCAATACAAATATCCCCCCTATTATGATTACTATTCAAAAAATTGTCCCAGCTATTAAGATAGCTACTCTGTCTGTTGCTATCCTTGCAACTTGCTATGTGTTCCTCATGTTCTGGTTCACACTGTGTACATCTGCTACTGAAGCTAACAAGATATTCCTGAGTGAAGACTTCTGGTGCTCTGGCTTTGGTATATCATTGCATATCTTTCTTGTACTTAAATCAGTTGCAATAGCGATTTACAGCTTTAATTCTTCTAATGATTAAAGGTTATTGTGCTAG